GTTCTTGCCAGCCAGTTTGTTGGCTTGAGCACGGGGATCGTACACACCAGAACCCAGACCCAGGCCGGAGCCAGGAACGGTAGCGGTGCTGTACAGACGGTACTTCGTAGCCGCCGTAACCACGTGCATGTTGGCGGGGTTCCAGGCGTTGCTGGAGTTCCAGGTGCCGTTTTCGATACGGCTGTTGGAGCCCACCAGGTTGGCGAAGAAGCCGCTGGGGCTAGGAGCAACGGTAAGACCGGAGGACAGAGCAGGACCCACGCCGAGGGCGGGGGCAGTCTGAGCACCAGCAATACCGCTGGAAATCACGTCGCCGCCGTCGAGACGGACAGAGACGCGATACACATAAGCACCCGAGGGAACGGTGATGCCCTCGGTGATGTCAGCACGGACATCCTTATACGCGTCGGGAGACGGAATAATGACATCAGCAGCCTTAAAGGGCTGGTTGGTGCCGTTTTGACCGGAAGCGTAAGGCTGGGTGTAGTAATCCAGCTGGTTGGTGCTGGAGCTGGCCTGATAAGACAGGTCAACGTAACCCACAGCCTGCTGGGCAATCCAGCCGGGACGGAACACAACGCCAACGGGGCCGCCAACGGGTTGGTCGGTATAGGTCTCGTTGGTACCGTTCTCGTTCAGGAAGCTGAAGCTGCTGGTGGAGTGCCAGTAGCGGAGAACGTTGGTGTAGTTGCCGGGATAGATCTTGGCAACTGCAATCTGTTGGGGATTAATAGCCATCGTTAGTTACCTCCTCAGGCGTTAAAGGAGTAAGCGATGGTGGCGAAATCAGCGTTCAGAAGTTCGAAACCTGCGTACAGGCTCCAAATCATCATGATGAAACGGCTGAAGTCGTCATTGTTGTTCAGCAGCACCTGAGCGTTATTGCCGCCGATACCGACGCCAACTGCTTGGGGACCGAAGAACATGCCGATGGCGGAGTCGTAAGAAGCAGAGGTACCGCCGATGGAAGCGGTAGCGGTCTGCGAAGGCATGTTGGTGGATTCGAAGAACCGCACGCCTTCAAACACGAAGCCGGTAGGCATAATCGGCTCGCCAGCCACGAAGGTGGCTTGGCCGAAGCCTTGACCCATGTACAGCGCAGCGTTGGGCTGCATTGCCGACATGAGGGGGTTGATCTGACCGTTGCCAGGGTAACGAGCAACTTCGCGGAAGTCGCTGTTCTGACGCAGGTGCATCAGGAAGGTAGGATCGCAAACGCAGCGATAGAAACCGTCCTGGAAGGTGGGGACGTTACGCTTACGCAGGCTCTTCACCACGCGCAGCAGGTCGTCCTTAACGTCGAACTTAGCTTGTTCGGCGTTGGTGTAAGTCAGGCTACCAACGGCGAGGTTGCCGGGGTAGTAGTAACCACCTTGACTATCGGAGGACTGACCTTTCGAAACAGCTTTAAGGAGTTCGTTGATGAACACCCGATCGCGCCAACGACGGTAGTCGTCGAGCAGGGTCAGAGAACCGATGGACTGGTGGAAGGCAGTCAGGTTGCCGGTATCCAGCAGAAGACGCTGCGCGGTGATCAGGGTCTCGCGAGCAATCTTGAAGGTGCTGGGCTGAGTGGGATCGGTCGGGTCGGCAGGACCGGTGTACTCGCGAAGAGTCACGAGCACTTTGTCCTTCACAATATTGCGGCTGTTAGCAGTACCAATGGTCTGCTCAGCAGTACGCTCACGTGACTCTTTGCTTCCCGGATTGCCCCAGAACCTGTAACGGTCTAACTGAACAGTTTGACCTGGTTGCTTCGCCTGTAATGCTTAAAAAGCACCGTGAGGCTCTTTATCCTCACGTAACACCACCTTAAGGACAGTGATGAGTAGACTATATCATCACCCACAGCAGGTATTATCCTCTGTTTGGGTGCCCCGCGCTCGTGTCACCTTATCGGCTTCTACAACAAATTTGTTGCGGTCAGCCTCGCTCCATTTTGACTTTCCTCGATTGGTTCGGGTGTCATAACGGAGGTCGAATTTGTAAGACATAGCTTTAGATCCGTAAGGTTTTAAAGCCTCTACGAACAAACGAGCTTGTGTTCCGTTACCGCGAAGATTCCATTTATTAGGGCTCTTCGTTTTCATTGGCTCACGTGGAGTCAAAGAAGCACCGGTTAAGCTCTCGATCCAATCAGACATCAGCAAAGCTGTGTCATAAGGAACGTATAAAGCTAGCTCTACAATGCGTTCCCTTACATAAGGTTCGTCAGTGCGTGGAGAGTTACCACGGTGACGTAGATGGAGATTGCCATCATCCATATAAAGGAGAGACAGCCCCTCTAAACCTATATCTCGCAAAAAAGAGGGCGTTATTACCTTTTTTCCTTGCGGATAAAGTTCCTTATACAAAGGAAGAAGCAGCTCTTGTTGATTAGACCACCATTGACAAGCAGGAAAGGATCCCGTCTGACAGGCACTTACTCTTTCGTGAATAGGTTGCTTGATACCAAAAATTCGATTAAGTCTCCCCACCTTCCAGCGGAGATACTCAAACTGTTTTTTGGAATGAGCGATATAAAGACTTGGGTAAGTCGTTTGGTGCTTTAAACACCCATCGCCCAAACAAGCTCCTTTTAAAAAAGAGCGGTCGCTTCGAGAGAGCATTCGAGCAGTGTTAGTCGTTGAACCTTCCAATCATTTCTGATTGGCTTGGCTGCTGATTGGCCTCCCCGAGGGGTCCGGCTTTCCAGCAATTCACGGGGTTGTTCGACCGAGATTTCGCTCGGAAGTTCCCAGACCTTAGCAGGTCAAGAAATCGTGCACAACCACAGGTTCAGCGGCCATCTCTACAACATACGCGGGATGCGGACGGTAGAGTTCGGCGCCGAGAAGCTTCGGGAAATCATTATCGACAAACACTGTCGATATCTCCAGAAACTACAAAGTCAGTTTAAACAAAATATTTGCTTAACGACACTATTTTGTCGCATTCATAGCGTTAAATCGATTTTTGGTTGCTGGAATTGACCGTGGGACTAAACGTCCTGACCATGTTGCGCACAGACTCACTGTTCTGCATATACACAGAACCATAGTTGTATGCGTACCGAGTAGACCTTCCGCGATATACGTACCGAAGACTGCTCGACATCAGACCAGGGGTTCCAGAGCGCACAGTCTCGGTATACGTTCTGCAGTAAACCGGACGGTTGTATTCCCACTCGGATCGATCCGCCGTCCCCTGCGAACCAAGCGTGTTGGTTAAGAGAGTACCTTCGTAACTCCGATGGGTTACACCACCGCCTGTCTTACCCTGGGCAGCAGTATTTGCTTCGGGCGTGTTGTACGGGTTGTAGTTCTGGTCGGCGGGCGCTACACCCCGATAATAAATATAAGTTCCTTCGTTACGCAGACCATATTCAGGCCCCGTGGAGGTAACAACCTTCGCATTAGCGATTGTCGTTACGCTCAGTGGACGGTACCCGTTGTAAGAACTTAAAGAGCCGCTAGGTAAATAATCAGTGTTTTCGTAGTCGGTCCAATAACCAGAAACGGCTTGGGGGACCTGACGCCACTGATCAGTTAAGTACCACGATCCGCTGTTCGGCGGACCGGGAACGATGACACCTAAATCAGCCCCCGTGTCCTGAATACCGGAGCTCAGGACAATGTATCCCTCGTGGTTCGGACCAGACTGAATCCGGTGAAAACCAGTATCGTATTTGTAATTAGAAAGCGGTGTATAAACCACGAAAACCTCGTCGTTCTACACCAAGTATAAGATTTTAACTAACGACTTCCACGTCGGCAGAGGTAGAAGGCTCAATCTTTTGGTTTAAAGAAGTCATATCGTTGCTTATGTTTTGCATATCCTGCACATAAGCTGTCCGCAGATCCGCGAGTTCCTGCTTCAGTTGATCCACTTCAGCGGAAGCAGAAGGAGCTGAAGCCCGACGACGACCGAGGGGATTAGGCATTTGAAGAACCTTTCTTAGACTCAGTATACTTCTGCGCTTTTTTCTTTGCCTTGACTCGCTCAGGCAAATCGCCCTTCGTCTCTTTTTCGTATTCGGCTACTTTGGTTTTTGAAATTTCACCGCGCTCCGCCATAGCGTAAAACTTTCGGCGTTGAGCTTCCGAAGCGAACGGCATTATTCCAGAGAAAGACCTTTTTCTATTTTAACCAGTCCAGTCCCTGAAAAATGCCCGAAAGAACTAAGGTCGATTTTTGGAGACTGAATACGCCGCCACAATTTTTGCATATTGGGGAAGCGAATATCGTCAATAAAAAGCCAACGTTGTTTCTCAGTTAGAGGCGCTTTACTTAGTTCCGTTAAAAATATCTCCTCAAACACATCGTTCTTTGGACCGTCAAGCATTATGAAATCTGCTTCGTCCAACAAAGCTCGGCGCCGATCAAATACAGACTCCTCCGCAAGATCTTCCCTAACGAAAACTAAGCGACCATCATCTAAGTCCGAATCTTTTAGAACAGTCCAATCAAAGTTTTTATAATCCTCAATATCAAACGTAAAAACTTGGCACTGATCCCCCAAGTTGTCCAACATAACCCGTGCTGAACACCCTCGATAAGTACCGATATCTACGCACAGATTTGGGTTTAAGGTTTTAATTAACCCACTCAACAAACGGTAGTGTTCCCCAGGGAAGATATTTGCGTACTCAAAATCCGGCTCTATGCGAGTAAAACAAGCGTGGTTTAGAGCATTTAAGACGTACTCATAATCCACGAAGCTTTGTGTGGAAGGATCGTCGTCTAACGAAAAAAATTCGCTTGTAATAACGTGACGTGGTGACTCAATAGACATAAGAAAAAACCCCGCTTTTGAGAGCGGGGCCCGAGTTCCGTAGGTTTAGTTTATCAGGCGTTATCCATGAACAGGAGTTTGCCACGGAAGGCATCGGGGCTCATCTGAGACAGATAGCGCCAAGCTTGCTCGGGGCTCTTGTTCATAGCTTCGCTGAAGCCGTTCCACTGGGTATCGGCATCCACGCTCGGTGCACCAGCTAAAGCGGAAGCAGGCACAGCGGGAAGTTGATCGTAACGGGGCTGATAGTTTTGGGTATCG